AGGTCTTTATTAGCCGAGTTACTACTGGCTACTTTAGGAGCCGCAACAGGTTCTAGACCTAAATCAGTGGCCATTGCGTTGACGACTTCTGTCTTCTCTTCTGGCGTTGAGGCACTGCTGATAGCCCCAACTGCAGAGGTTCTAGCTGCTCCTTCTGGTACTGCGCTTAAAACTTGAGCAACCTTATTCCTAAGAGCGAGCTCTGCCTCAGCCACCTTATTATCTTGCGAAGACTGAACACGTATAACGCGCTCGCCAGCCCCAATTTCTGCCGTTCTAGTCTTCGTCTGATAGGGTATAACTGTTGTATCCCACAGAGTATTGGACGTGCTTAGAATCTTATCGTCGCTGACAAAAATGGTTTCGTCACTAGGGTCTTTAGTCCCATTTACCGTTTTTACGCCTGGCGTGCCATCAGGATTAACCACGGTGGCCCTAAAGCCCCCCGCTTCCTCATCTCGAACCAGCTTAGTTATTTTTCCGCCGCCCTCTACGAGGCCCGCATTGTTAAGCATCCCAATAGCGTAGTCAGTTGCATTCTTGTCGCCCGACGTTACAGCGTCTGAGAAACCTTGTCCCAAACCTAACCCGTTTGCATCTAACCACCCAGAAGTACTAGCTACGTCGTATTCAGCATTTGTATCGATTTTACGGTTATCTTGCGCCCGCACCTCCTCGTCAAGAAGTAGCTGACGGTTTAAAATGTCATTCCTATCCCGTTGTGCAGACATTCGCCCTGCGCTGCTAAGTGTACTTTGTATTCCGTCTAACCAGCCCATAACTACTCCTAAACCTTTTTAAACTCGACGTCTACTTTGCTGTAGTCGACCATGCTGTATTCGTTGGCTCGCTCTATAACAGCCCACGGAACCTCGTCCGCCATCACGCCTTGATAGCGCTGTTTGACGCCGATGTAGTTAAACTCGTAAATGTTTGTACCTTTATCAGAAACGCCGACCTGTTTAATATTCTCTTTACTGCGACGGTCGCTCGTGAAGGCAAATGCTAGAATTGCAGAAGACGCCAACCCGCCTACAGCTTGGTAAGTCTGTGCTTTTGAAGCGGCCTTAGCTTGTTCGTAAGCATTCTTTCTAGATGTAGCGTCAGCTGCGGCAGAACCCATTTGGCTCTGCGAGGCTCGGTTTACCCCTTGCCCTATGTTAATTAGATCTGACATAAGCCCTGTGTTTGCCTCACGCTGTGCGATGCGTGCTGAGCCAATGGCCTGCGCAGACCCTAAAGTAGTACCTCGCTCTAAGGCGCGGGCTTGTTGCTGCATTTGAGCGGGAGTAAGACTAGCTCCATATCTAGACGCGTTTCTGCTGGCAACGCCAGACATCAAACCGGCTGCGGCTGCGCTATCTGTGCGGGCAGCGTCGATTAAGCTCGTGTCATTCTGAGCTTTATCAATGAGGTCATCCTCGAAGTCGCTATAGTTATTGACGTAGTCCATGTACTCGCCGCGAGTAATCGCAGCGTAAGCTGAATCAGGGTCAGCCACCGCAGGAAGGGCGTTTGGATTAGTGCCCTGTGAGTACATAGCTGCTATTTCGGGCTTTATATATCCTAAATTCATTACTACTAACCCCCGTACATTGACTTAGCAAAGTTGTACCCGAATGAGCCTTTCTTTGGAGGCTCATAAGTCATCTTGTTGCTGGTGGCATCGTATGAAACACCGCCTGGTGTTCCTTTCTCTCCGAAGAGCCCTTTCTCCGCGCCTGCAACAAGAGCTGCACTGGCAACCTGACTAAGTGCGGCAGTCTTAGCATTGCGCTTTGTCTGGTTGGCTTTCGCTCGACTTAGGGCCTGAGATGTGCCGAGTCTAGATGCCTGAGCCATACCCGTCTGAGCATCAGCCGCTTGGCCTCGCGCTGTCCCGAGTACGCTGGTCTGCATCTTATTCTGGATATCTTTACCAGACGTATTGGCAACACCCAACTGCCCCAGATACGCTTTGGACATATCACTCGATATGTCGTTTTGTTGTGTAGCGGAGTACGTAGGGCTGCTAGTAAGAGCCTGCATAGTGTCAGCGTTAGCCCGCCCTCGAAGTGTATCTGTGACGTCATCCGTTTTAGACTGATCTCGCATCTGCTGTAATAGCGGGTCATACTTCTCTTTGAAGTTCTGATATTCCGCCATTGCAACTGAGGCTGATGTTCTCTCAGCTGCGGAAGGCTCGTAGTCTTTTTGTTTCGGTGAACTTCCCATTACACTTCTCTCGTATAAACAATGGTATCGATTTTCCAACCTTCTGAAACTAAGTGGTCTTTCAACTCTGGTACAGCAGATCTTGTTTCTAAATATTTGTAACCGCCGTCTCTGGCTTGCTTTATAAAAAAGTCTTGGTGCTGTGCGACTAGGTTCATGCCGCGCTTCCAAGCCCACGCCAGCCAAATCAATAGTGTCCTGTCGCCGGAAAACGTGTCAGTTTCACCCGTTGTAATTACAAGACCCTCTTTCGTTGTCCAGAGCGTTGCCCCGCCAGACTCACAAGCTGCATAAACATCGCCCGCTGTAAAGGTTAACTGGGGCTGTTGTTCTAAAATCTCGCCTATCGCAGGAAGAACCCAGTGGAACGTCGTGCTCATAGACGAAATTACGGGATCTTTACCCGCCGCTGCCATACCTTCTTCTTGTTTTATAGGGTCTATTAATACCGCCATATGTCACCTTTCGGGCTACGCCTTCGTCAGCGTGCCTCGCTTTACGTTCTGCTAAGTTAACCCCTTCAGCAAAAAGTGATCCGTAGATTTGCGCTCCAGTAAGATCAGTCCATGACTGACCTGGAGTCCGCAGTAGTCTGAAAAGCGCACCGTTAATAATCGTGTCGCGATACTCATTCATAACGTCGCTGTCGCAGCCAGTAGATGTAGCGGTCGGCTTGAGTTGCGTCCGAAGTATCGTGCTAGAGATCATGGTCGCAGAGGGAGTAGGCACCAACCATACAAGAGATTGCCCCTGCTTTATGTAGTACTCAGGGACTCCATTGTTTGATTGCTCTCGCCACTTTGGTTTGCGCTGTTCAAGAAGTCCGCTAGAAATGGGTTCAAGGTCTTTGCCGTCATGTACTCCCGACATTATCTTGTGTACAACCGTACCCGAGGGAGGCTCTAGGTCGTATTCATAGATGTTTCCAACAGTCGTGATCGGGTCAAGCTCCGATTGATATATGCCAGTCTTCTCGCAAAACTCAATAACAGCCGACCGGATATTCCGCTCGATCAAGCTGTCAGGGCAATCTGGAACAACGGGTATGACGTCTGGAAACAGGCTCTCATAGCTAGTAGTAGCCATATACTTTTATCCTATCTCATGCCCATAGGAGCAGCTGGTCGCATTTCAGGGTTAGGGTTCGTCACCGAATCAATCTGAGCTTTGCCAGTAACTGACGATGTAAATAACCCGTAGTGAGAACTAGCTCGTTGCTGGTTACCTGCGTACTCAGCGTCTTTCATGTACGCCATGTATAAGACGTAGTTCATAATCGCATTAGCGAAAATATCAGGGATCGATAGGTTGTCTGATAACGCTACGGTAGAGGGGTTAGACGAATAAATGATCTCTAGGTATGCATTACCTGCCACCCCTGGATACACGTAAAAATTTCTTGGGTTCGCCTCGTCGTAGATGTAGTGCTTCACAATGTTTGTATGCGAAGCATCTCCAGTAACATTGGGGTCATGCCAATCGGGACTTTGGCCGTCTAGTACCTCTCGATTTACAAGCCGTACCGATCGTTTGCCCGTGCCACTGCTAGCGGCTGACATGTTCCGCACAACTTTTAAAAGGCGGTTACCCCCAGTTGGGATATCTTGTTTCGTGCCAGCTACCAGAGTAATAGTGGTATTTACAGCACTGGCATCTGGCTTTAATAGGGCAACTTCGCGTTGAGCGTCATTAACCCATAGTACGAGCTCTCCAACTACGGGCCATCTGACGCCGGTAGTGTCCTGCAGTACAGCTTGTACCCGATTGATAACGCTTTGTACTGTTACAGCCATTTTTTACACCTATGCGTTTAGAGCTAGCTCCCAGGCCATCTCTCTTTCGTCTGTTCTAACGGTGCGCCCTAAAAGTTTATTTAAAGCCTGTGCTTTTGGCGTACCATCGGTCTTGAATGAGTGTGGGTCAGCCTCTTCGATCATTTTCTGAAGGGCCTCAATAACATCTGTATCCACTTGCACTGTTTGGTCGTCTTCTACAACCTCTACAACCTCTTCGAACTCAGCAATTACTGCTTCTTTTTCTTCGACGTATTTGCCGTTATATTCTTTTGCACCCAGCTGAATTGCTAAAAGACCAATCTCTTCTGAGACTTCAATAGCCTCGCCAGGTTGGAATACAATAGCGGCACCAGCCAATGTGGTAACACGTAACTCTGTCTCACTTATAATCTTCATGATGGATATTTCCTATTTAGATTTTTTCTTCGGGCAATTGCCCATTTTTCCCACGTGTTCATACAAAATAAAAAGCCTCTCCCCCCGAAAAAGGAGAAGAGGCTATCGACTTACTACTGTGCAGTATCTAAGCAGACAACGCCGAAGTCCTGTACGCTACCAGTGATGTCACTGTTGTACTTAGGCTTGCGCATTCCGAAGATCTTGCCGATGGAGATACCAGACTGGTTGCCATAGTCGAAAGTATCTTCGACAACTTCAGGCAGACCGATATCAGCCAAGGCTAGTGCCTGAGCACCACAGAACAGAGCACGTGCTCCATCGATATTGGCTCCAGCACCCCACTTGTAGCCAGCTGCTCCAGCGTTGCCAGAAGCACCAGAAGTCGCGCCAGAAGTATTGAAAACGTGACGGAACTCATGGATCATCACACCATCAACCATCAGGCTAGACGAACCACTGAACAAGCTGTTTGAAGTGCCGCGTACACCAGCATTACGAACGTTAGCCAGGAAGCTCGGGTCGAGTTTCAGGTCAGCCATCTGCTGCGGAGTCACGAACATGTGGAACGTCTCTTCGTTGCCTGCGCCGCGAATACCACGAATGTACTGGTCTTTAGCATAGGCTTTCAGGTTAACGATACACTCGTAGCTAATCTTGTCAGCTGCGGCCACTGCGTTAGTAGCACCGGCGACTAGACCGTCAGTAGCGTCCCAGCGGCGGTGACGAGCAGCAGTAGGAGCAGACACGTCAGAAGCAAACTCAAGATCAACAAGCTCTTGGCCATTTACAGCGCCGCCAACTACTGTGCGAAGCGCACCATTGTTCTTGTGAGTGTAAGCAACACCGGACAAAGTCAGGAATGCTAACTGGTCGCATCGATCAGCCATTGCATAAGCAAGTGCGTCACGAGATTGCTCGCGGAAGTTAACAACAGTCTTCTGGTCAGTCATACGGCCAGCGATGCGGTTAGCGAAACGTAGCTGATCTAGCTCGATGCTGATGTCAAACGCGCGGAGGGCTTCTTCGTTGCCTTCCAGAGTGTAATCACCAGTAATACCGTCGCCAGTCATGTCAGCGAGCAAAGTAATGTTAGCTTTAGTGCCTTTGTTGTTTTTGGTCAACTCAGTTACGCGCTGTACCATAGCGTTTGAGCCAGTACCTGCGAATTGGTTAATGAAAGATTGGTTACGTGCGACTTTCCAAAAGTCACGTGACCACGCCTGAAGTTGGTCGCCTGTAAGCGTACCGAAATTTGTTAAAGCCATGATGGCCTCCATATTAAGTAAGATAACTACTAGCGGCGTTAGTGCCACTAATATAAGCAGCCGACTTTATGGAGCGGCTAATCCGTTTTTCCACTATCGTGTAGAAGAACGTTTAGCGCGGATTAACGAGGTGCGACCTCGACAGGTTTTACGCCTTTGCAGGCGAAGGGTACGTTTTTTACGGCTACGGGCCGATCCCATATCGTAGGGATAGACGTATAGATCATATTAGTACAGCTAATAATACAATGCAACAACTATCTGTGGCGGGCTGTTTTTTTAGCGATCTTCTTTGGCTGTTTGCTAAACTGCTTGCCCGCTTTAGTGTCAGCGCGCTTCTTAGCACTGGTCTTGGCGTACTCTTTCTTGCTCAAAGACTCGCGAGCCTTCTTCGGTAAATATCGCTCACCAGTTGCCTTCTTACCTTGGGTGCTGTTCTTACCTGACTTAGTGCCCCATTTCTCTTTAGTCCACTTAGACAGGGACTTCTGGGATTCTGTCTTCGGTCCAGAGTAGCTCCCACCAGACTTTTTGTAGCGTTGTGTAGCTAGTTGTGCTTTACGGGCCGACCATTGGCCCGCTTTACCGCCCTTCGTACCAGCCTTTACAGAAGCTACAATGCGTTTCCACTTGGGTTCATCACTTCTAGCCATTACACGTTTACCTCGAGCTCGGTTTCAATCCAAACCCTAGCGCCACAAGGGAGCGGCTTGTCAGGGCTATAAACAACAGCTGCGACTACGTCGCCATTAGCACCTACTATCTCAGCCCTGTTCGTTTTACGGTTGGCTTTATAGTCTTTAACAGTGATTACTGGGCGAGCCTCACCGTTTTTATGGTTGGCGCGGATGTTATGCTGGTTAACATGGATGCGGGTCTTCATGTCTCACCACTTGGCGCGGTTTGCCCAATAGGCTGCGCTCATTTTGCCTTTCGAAATGTTCTTGGCGTGACGCGCTTTGAAGCTGGCTCGCTTTTTCTTCATCTTGTCAGACTCACCAGCCTTGGGTTTGCCTGCTGTAGAAGCGCCCTGCTCACCAAAACGGATGGTTTTGATCTTATCGCCCTCTTTTGCCACAACAATATGCGACTTCTTGGGGTGACTTGGCGTCCTTTTTGGCTTGTTAAAGCCCGACACTCCTGCTCGGGCTAACCGTGGATCTTTTTTAACAGGCATAACTTACCTCGTTAGATAATATCGCCTCTTAGGCGTTTTAGCGTTGCTTCTGGGAGCGCTGCAAACTCATCTTCTGATAGGTTTGCCACATCTAGCTCTTTCTCACCACGGACGGACGCTCCTTCTCCAGCCATAGCTGGTGGTTGAGCATCTGCGGCTTTTAGCTTTCGAGTTACTTCAGCACGCTTTTTAGCCACCTCATCAGTAGCAGACTTGGTACTGCCCAACGACGGACTGTCATCGACTAACCCGTTCTCACTAATAACAAACTTAGCTGCGCGTGATAACGCTGCAACCGCATTGTCACCTTTGATGATGAAAGCGTCTCGTAGATCAATAACCTCTTGAGTAAGGGCTTCGTCGTATTCACTGCTCTTGGAGTCAAAGATGGGAAATTCCGCTTCGAGCGTGTCAGCTGCCTGCTGTAGTGCGCTAGCCTGGTGGTTGCTTGAAACGGTATCGGACATCTTCTGCGTCATTTCATACTCAATCTGAGTACGCTCTGCCTTGCGGATTTCAGCTCTTACTGCCGCAGCCTTATCGGCGTTGCCATCTAATAAGTGGTTCTGGTACTCAACCTCTTTAGCGGAAAAGTCATACTCTTCAGGTGCATCTTCAGCCGGTACTTGCGCTGCTTTCATATCATCAAGCTGCTTCTGCAGGGCCTTCTGCTTCTGAAGAACCTCATCAAGCCGCGCTTTAGGCACCATTGGCTTTTTAGCAGGCTTCTCTTCTGCTACAGGTTGTTCCTCGACTACCGCCTCGGGTTCAGACGGCTCGGCTTCTGCTTCGATATCAACAGGCGCCTCTTCGGCCACAACTTCTTCGGATTCTTCAGTAATAACCTCTTCCTCGGTCTCTTCGGCTGCAACTTCAGGCGTCTCCTCTTCAACAGTGTCGAAACTTAAATCGAGCATCTCCGTCGTCTCTTCGTCGGGGCTATCTGCACCAGGCATCACATTGAACTGCATTTCTTCGTCTTTCTTACTCATATCAATTTCCTATTGGGTTTTTTTGGTTAGCTTCTTTCTTTGCGGCGGTCTGCATAGCAGTAGCAGCTATGCGAGTCGCCGAATTAGTTTCAGACTGACTAGTTCGAGTCCGGTTAGTAAGGTCTGCGAGCTCTCTACGCAACTGCAGCTCTTGCTCCTTCATTTGGAGCTTGGCTTGTAGTTCCTGCATACGTATCTGGGGCTCTATGTCTGTAGTGTCTTGTACTTTGGCGATGTTGATGGCCGCTTCCGACTGTAGTTTCTTCACTTCGGCATCCAACTTGGCAAGGGCCAGCTGCTCGCCTTGCATCTGCATCTGCTGGACTGCTGCTGCTGCTTCTTGCTGTTCTGGCGACTGCTCGACACCTGTCATCATGCGGATGCGCTTGGCCAGCTCACCCTTCTTAGTAAGATGGCTATACTCGATAATTGCATCGTCTGGGATGGCAACACCTGCCTGACGTAAGTTAAGCGCTTCAGCAAACTGAACTTCATCAAAACTATCACGAGCTGGTGCGGACGATATGACGACGTCGTACTCACCAATTGTCAGATCATTAATGATGCGACCCTCTGGGGTCATCTGGTTTACCACAACTTCTTCGCGGGGCTTTAACGGATCTGCTTCGTTGGTAATCTGCAGCACTCGCTGCTCTGAATAGAACGTCTGTACCAAGTTAAGCACTTTCTCAGCCAGGTACTGTCGGGCCTTCTTTAGGTTATCCAACGGAACCTGAATCATGATGGCGCCACGTGCGGACTTCTCCCGCATGGCGATTCCAGATACCTCTGCACTATCTGAACCTAGCATCGAGTCGTTGACGCCTGATATAGCCTTGATATTAATAGCCGCCTTTTGCCCTATCCTGTCGAGACCCGTAGGGATAGAGTTGGGGGTGATTTTTTGAGGAGGTGCTGTACCACGAGCGTACTCGAGTACGAGTCCCGTCTCTGCGCCATGTTCTTCAAGGTCATCAGCCGTCATTCCAACCAATGACCCAGCTTCAACCATCCACCCGCTATTAGCTGTAGTATTAACGATATGCAGCTCTTGAGATGCAATCTTGTTCAGCTGCTCCTGGGGACTGATCAGGTTACGAATAACGCCGAAGGGTCGGCCTCTGCGGAAATAAGCGAAGAAAGGTATGATGGTAAAGTCGTTGTATGGTGACCAATCGTCATGCAGTACGATCCTGTCACAGGATACTGTCCATCGGACTTTACGTTTCATCTTTGTGATTAGACTAAGGCCATACTGCTTAGCAAACTTCTTGGCCTTTGACTCTGGCCATGCGTCAGGTGCCTCTCGTTGGTCGCCCGTTGTCGGGTCGACAAAGCAAAGAACACGTGACATCTTTTTGTGCTGACGTTCAATTACTCGTAGCGATTTGACGTTTTTGTAATCGTCCTCATCCACAACAGTCGCGCCAAACATATCGTCTTCTGGCTCAATATCACCGTAGCGATTTTCTTCATACTCGATGGAGTCTCTACCGAAACTATTCCCGTTTTCAGCAATGAACCGGAGGGACTCTGATTTTTTCTTGCCATAGTTTTCCTCAATCTCGTCAAGAGTCATCCACTTAGTCTCAAACACTTCGTTCCAAGTCTTAGGATCGTAGTCCTTTGCATCTGGATCAATGAGGATGTCTAATGGGTCTTTGGCCGTAATGCGTACCTCGCCCTCAACATGATCACTGAAGTCCATGCGGACGTCGAAATAACCTCGACCGTCCATTATCAAACCATCGCTGAAAACCTGCTGTTCCACCCAGTCCAACTTGTTGTTGTCCGCGATCTGCATGTAGACCTTTGTCAAGACATCTGCAACGTCCTGGTCCGCGCCTCGACGAGGTTTGAACTGGACATCAGCGCGTCGTGTAGACTGCTCACCTAAGATAGTATTAACAGTAGGTAAAATCGTGTTTATAGTCAGAGCCGGACGGCCTTCCGATTCGAGCATAGCTTCGTCATCGGCGTCCCACTGCTCGCCTCTGTAAAAGTCGTCACACTTTTTCGCCATATAGATATACTCTAGATGACCATGATCGCGTGCTCGTAT